TCTCTTAGATTCATAGTTTTAGGAAATTTGTCCCTCCGCCCACTGCTTCATAGCGAGCGAAGGGTGTTGTCCGTACCACACGGTACGAATCGCTTACTAATGGGTGACTGCCGTCAATGATGCGCTTACTTGCGTCGTATTGCTCATCTTTGCCAGCAGTTCTCTCACCGCTTTTTCAGCGAGAAATCCGATCTTGATTCCATGCTTTTCGCTAACAGCGCGCAGCTCGGAATGAAGTTCTGAGTCGATTGTGATGACTGTGCTTTTCTTTTTGGTTTTCATTCGCAGGTGTAGATTTTGTCGGTGGTTCGCAGGCCGGTGGGCCATTGAGGTTCGGTGAATGACTTCTCGATGAAGATGACCTTGTCGGTGGGTTGGATGGTGAGTCGTTCGCCATCGGTTCGGATGAACATGAATTCCTTGGCTTGGTTGGGTTGTCGGCTCCAGCTATCTCCGATGGGAGCGGCGGTGAAGAGGTAGTCGCCGGTGATGATTTGATCGGCGCATTTGACCTGGCATTCGAGTCCTCGGAGGAAGGTGTACTCGATGGTGGTGAAGTCGGTGCCGTAGCAGTCCCATCGCTGGGCTTGCTGAGGTGTCCATTCAAGCTCTGGATCGGAGCTGAATGTTATGGCGTGCGGTGGCACCGCCCGGTAAACCGCGCCGCATTCGAGCATGATGGTGCAGCCCCACATCCGACCTGGGATGGATACTAGGCCGAACCAGACGCAGGGGATGAATGCTGTCCCGGACAATCCGAGGAAGGATGCTTCGACGAAGCAGTACTGATGGTGAGGCAGTTGGCCTGCTTGTGAGTAGATCATGGTTTCTCCGTAAGCGATTTGATGTATCGTTTCCTCTCAGCCGGTTTGGCGTCGATGATGTACTGCAAAGCTCCGCAAGCATTCACGCTCGCAGTGTGTTCCCAGTCCTCTTTGTTGTCGTAGTACTCATGCCACCGCTCGCTGGGTGCGACGACAATCTGGCCGGTTCGATTGTGACGGAACACGAATGCGGCAGGGCCGATGGGTACAATCATCTTCCCTCCAGCCATTTCTCCAAGTCGTGGAGTTCAGCGATCTTGGTTTCGAGTTCTTTGATGCGTTTATTCGCTCCAGCCAGTTGCCTCTCTAGCTGACGGGCGAAGCCAGCCTTCACGAAGTGCTGGAACGCCACGGTGACAACAGGCTGTCGGTCTGTGCGCGGTGTTTTGCTGACGACCTTTTTGTTGGCGTTAACAAGATGGCTCACGGCTTCTCCTTCTTGATTTTGAACCACTCACCATGCGCGTCACTGATCCTGACTTTACCAGTTTTCGTGACGTAGATTTGCAGCAAGTTCCCGCGTTTATGCTTCGGTGTTTCAAGACACAGAACCACCCAGCCTTTCTTTGAATCAGAGAAGCAGCGTTCGATTCTGACCGCACCCCAATCGAACCCGTATTTTGTCTCAGCGTAGTGGATGGCGCTCACGGCCTCACCTCCTTCTCGTTCCACAGCAGCAGATCCGCTCGCAATGCGTCGTTCTCCTGCTCTAGTTGGGTGATGCGTTCACGCGCTTTATCACGCTGCTTTGTCAGCAGTTGAACCTCACGTCTACGACAGCCATCAGATTGACCAGTCCGTTTCCATTGATCGTCTGACCACATGATGTCTTGAATGGTCTTACACTTGTAAGTCGCAAACGCGCCATCCTCTGACACCAGCAGGTTTCCAACATGAACCATGATCGGCGATTCGCAGAACGGGCATTTGTCTGGTACGGTTTTCACGGCTTGGCCTCCCCTTTGTAGACAGCTTGTCCTTTTCTCAGATAACCAATCTCGCTTCCAAACCACTCGCGTTCAGGAAGTTTTCCGCTGTGCTGCTCAAGCACTTCAAGTGAGTCGATCCATGACTCCAGCCGCTTGATGCGCTCCTGCTGCTCCTCCAGTCGCTGGGCGGCTTCAGCAATGACAGCGTTGGCCACTCCATCGTCGGATTGGATTTGTGAATCCAATACACGCATCGCGTTGATCAATGATCTGGTTGAGCTTCTCACGGCTTGGCCTCCTTGGCTTCGAGTGCCTCCGACGCTGTGTTGATTGCGTGCCAGCAAGCGTCTACCATTGCTCGCTCGTTGTTGTCTCGGTTCCAGTATTCTCGAATGGACTCAAGAGCCTCCTCCAACCGCTTGATGCGGTCTTGTAACCGCAGGTTCTCTTCATCCAGCAATTGCTGCTGACGGATGATTGAGTTTGCTGCGTGGAGTTCGCGTTCGATCATCCTGATCCGCATCCCCAGATCGGCTACGTTGTGCGGTGTTGAGTCTGATATCGGGGTATCGCTCATTTCGCCTCCTTCCATTTGAACTGCGGTTTACCGCTCGCGTCGTTTGTGTAGTAGGCGGCTCCTGCGAGGATGGCTTCTTTTCTCAGTGCCGTGTCACCTCTGGTGAATCCTAAGATAATTCCGATGATGAACATGCTCACAGCAACTGCGCCTGTGAGTTTTGCTAAAGTGTCGTCGCTCATTTGCCCTCCCTCGCTTTGAGCATCGCGTCGGCGTATTCATAGGCAGATCGGGAAACCAATTCCCCATCCTTCTTGCTACTGGCCGGAACGCTCGCGTCCGAGATGATTCCCTGCAACGCAGCCGCCGCGAAGTAGTCTCTGACAGTGATACCAGATCTAGAACCGTAATGGGTCATGCAAGGTTGACCGTCTTGATAGAATCCATGCGTTGTCGCGGTTGCAGCAGTTGGAAACGCCGGTCCTCCGTCGTTGATTGTTCCTCCTTTGATTGGAAAGTTTCCGATTCCCATGTCCTCGCTTCGGAAAAATACGTTTGGGTTTGGTTGGTTGCTCATTTGGTTTCCTGTCTCTTTAGATATTCTGCAATTGCCTCATCTGCTACGTATTGCAGTTTGTATCCTCTCTTTGCTGCGTATTCCTTCAATCTCCGATGCGTGTCGTCACTAACGACAAACATCTTGGCAACGGGACGTTTGGGTTTGGGTTTGTTCATTTTATTCGCTCGTAATTGCCTCATGGATAACCTGGAAATGCTCAGCAAAAATGCCGTCTCGAATGGCTAGCGCGATCTGGCGATGCTCCTTCTGCGTACCCTTCGCACACCGCTGCTCGAAGTAATGAATCCATGAGCGGATGTTTCCAGTCATGTAGAGTGTCGTCTGCGTGCAGAGCGGCAGAACCATGCGAGCAGTCTCGCGGCTCACACCCTCCTGGAGGAGCTGGCGATAGGTCTTGAATGCAAGATCGACAGACTTGGCCACCGCGTCGTACGCCCAGTCTTGATCGAACGAATCGCCACTTCCCTGGCGGTTGACTCGATCCTGAGTGCGAAGTTCGACCGGCTCCGGCGAATCACTCGGCGCATACCGTTGTGAAAATTCTTGGAAGCAGAACGAGCGATGGCGAATAATCTGAGCGGAGATGGCGCGGCTGGTCTGAATCTCGACGGTCATACTGGCCTGTTCGAAAATGCTCCAGTGGCCGTTCTTGATGCAGTAGGCCAGTAGTTTTGGAGCGGTGAGCAGGCTCATCTGGTTGCTCGGATTGCTGACCCGCGCTGCGAACGTGATGAAGTCGGATGCGGTCATTGTGCCGTCGCCGACAAGGGGTTTTGTGATTGCTGCGATTTTGACTTTCATGGATGCGAATTGGATGCGTTGGGATTGAATGATCGTGCGTTGTCTGGGAATGCGCACCCCTCCCTGTTTTGGACTAGAACGGCTTTTCCTCGGATTCTGAGGCGGCGACAGGCTTCATGCTCTTAACATCAAAGGTCGTCTTGTTCTCGCCATTCTGTTCGTACTTCCTGCTTTTAACGGTGATGGCCAACTCTAAGCCGATCATTGAGCGCAGGAAGTTGGCGTAGCTGCCCTTGACGCCGAGGAAGTCCACCTCGGTTCCATCCGGCACATTGTGGTTGGTGGCGGCGACAAGCTGATTCACGCGGAACCAGACATTCTCCTGGTTGATGAAACGGTCGGCGATGCTCGATCCGTCCTCGGTTGCGAATGTCACCTTACAGACCTCGCGGCCCTTTGCATCGAGCGTTTCCTCGACCTTCATCACGGTGACGGTGTACTCGCCTTCAGCGTTGATGTAGCTGCCTCCGGCGTCCTTACGATTGACTTTGAACATATTGTTTTAGGGATTTGGATTGTGGTCTAACTCTCGGATTTATTCAGCACCCATTTCGGGCATGAAAGTGTTTGTGTAGCAGTCGGATAGGCTGGCCAACTGTCCAGTGCGCGGCACTCGTGGAGCGTCGAGATGGCTTTACGCCGCAGGTTCTCACCGGCCTGAATCCATTCGATGTCCAGCTTGTAGATACCGACGGCATACGGAGCCTTGCGTTCGACGGCAACGAAGATGAAGTTCTCCGCTCCGGTCATCGCCAGATAGTGCGCGGCTTGAATGTGGTAGCCGAACGAGGTGATTGTGCGGCTGAACGCTTCAGGCGATGCGTCGTCCGTTGTTTTCACATCGACCAGGGTGTGGTCCTCAACCCAAAGATCAGGGCGAGCTTTGAGAGGTAGGCCAGTCTCCTCATCTTGAGCGAAGACACTCGCCTCGATCTTGTGCGGCAGGTTGATGATGTCCCAGAACGGATGGCGGCGGACGCTGTTCGCGACGCCCTGGACATCGATGTCCTCAGCGTGAGTCAGGTGGATGCGGCTCTTATGTTGCTCCTTCCACGCTTTACCCTCCTTGTTCCGACCGTCGATGTCCGGTGGGACAACGGCGACAACCTGCGAGTACAGATGCGGTTCGAGAACAGCGGTATGAATCGCCGTCCCAAGCTGCATGGCTTTCGTTGGCTCCTGATGCTCCTCCAATGCGGCTTTGTAGTGCGCCGGGGACTTGAGGATCTTGGTCATCATCGACTTTGAGAGAGCATCAACGGCGTGATACTTCTCGGCTGGCATGTCGAAATTAACGTGGCGGTTTAGAATGCTCATTCGAGTGTAGGAGCTGAAAATGCCTTAGCCTTGATGATGAAGCTGTCAGGATCGGACACGATCATGTTGGCCACCTTGGTGCTGACATCGCGGAAGTTCTGACCTTCCTTGATCAGGTTCTTCGAGAGCAGGAACGCATTGGCGATGTCGCTGTGCGGTTCGAGGATTTGCTCCAGCTTGTCCGTCAGCGAGAAGGTCGATTCCGGCGTCACATTGACCGTCTGGCGCGTCGGAGTGGGTTGAGCGGGTGCTGATGGCGGAACAGAGAAGTCGGCTACTTCTTCCACGCAATATCGACCTTGCGTAATACGAGGGTCGAGCATCCTGGTGGCAAGACTCACCAGACGTGCGCGCATCATCGCCGCCGGGAACTTCTGCCATCCGCTGCCGGGTTTCGCAGGAAGCAGTCCGGCCAGCTTCGCGTCTTCTGCGGTGAATGAAATTCTGACTTTCTTCTGACCTTTGCAGAAATCAGCGATTGCCGCTTGAGAGTCAAATTGCACCCAATCAATTTCCCAACCCGCATCCATCAATCCGGACAGCATCGCCTCGGACTTCATGGCTATCTGGCCATTGATGACGTGATTGGACTTCTTCCACGTCAGCGGCGTTTGGCGACTGGCGATGCACTCAAGAGCTAAAACGAATCCTTGCTCCGGTTTGGTCAGACCAAAGAGTCCAGAGTGTGCCATCCACTCGCCAAGCTGCTTCACGGAGTCCAGCGACGTGCATGCCTGGGAATAGAACTCTGCTCCTGATTGCGACTGCTCCAGCGGTTGAGGCTGGTTGGGCGCGACTACTGTCAATGTGTTGCTCATACTTTGTTTCTCTTGTTTTTGTTCTCTGACACGTCCGCAAAGCAGCGGACAAAATTATCTGGAAATCATCGGATACTTTCGGTGGTGCGCTTCATGGCATTGCTTGCAAAGCCACCTGACATCGAGCCGCTTGTCTTGATCGTAACTGTCGTGGTGCGCTTCTGGAACACAGGTCTTCATGCAGGCTGAACAGGATTCAGGCCTGATAAGCTTTCCAGACTTTATTGCCAATACGACTGCTTTTCTAGCCTTTTGCTTTTCTGGATATTTTAACTGGGAAGCCCTGTTCAATCTCCGCATTCGCTCAAGATGTTTCTCGTATCTGACCGGGTCGTTCTTGATCTTAAAATAAGTCGCTCGGTGCTGCTCGGCCTTTTTCGACAGATTGGCTGCGTAATAATCCTTGCCGTACTCACTGAGCCGTTCCTTGTTCTCGGCACACCATTTTTTCTGATAGGCTGACAGCTTCTTTCGATTCTCCCGCTTGTATTGTTTGCAGCATGCCTTGCAGTACCTTTGGTGGCCGTCAGGATTTCTTTTAGTCTTTGAGAACTCGGAAAAGATTTTGTCGGCATGACATTTGCCGCATCGTTTCGTCGCCTGAATCTGCTCGGCTTGAGTGGTCATGTGTTCACCTCCTGCCCCTTCGTCTTCCTTCCAAACGGATTTACTTCATCTCGCATCACCTTAGATTCAAGTAACGCCGCCAAGTCTGATTCAGTGAACAAAATGCGACGACCAACGCGACGGTGTTGCGCGCCTTCCCGACAGAGTCGGCGCAATGTCTCGCTGCATACGTTCAGCATCTCAGCGGCGGTCTTGGTCGTGTAGCACTTCATGGTTCGTTGGAAACCGCAACTAGGTGATAATCAGGGAGAAAATCCAAAATCCCGTCGCGTTACCTCAACGCGCTCTACGCCTAGTTGCAGAAATTTGTAAGGTGAAACTAGCAGTCGTCTTTGGTCGTGTCAACAGGCATCGCAAACATTTTCAGCTCCATGCCTGGGCGACAAGCGATTCGGTCGTGTTCATGGGTTTTTCGTCGGTCGTTCCAAGAGCTTCCCTCATCTTTGCGAACCAGTCCCCATCTATTTCAGGCGTGCTTCCCATCTCCTTCGCGTTGGCCATCTTCTTGTTCAGCCTTTTGATTTCCTTAACAGCTTTCTTCAGCTCGGAATCCATCGCCACCACGCGGCGTTGTAGGGTGCGAAGCTCGACGATGAACATGCTGTCCTTGGAATCGTTGTCGGCTGGAACCCAGTCGCACCCCTTCCACATCCGATGGATGGAATCGAAGACCAAGACCTTCGACTTGGGATGTCGCATCGAATTGAACGCTCGTATCGCTCGACCCATGTCGCAGCGCATGTTCTCCATGATGTGGGCCAGAACCTGCGAGCGGTTCGGATCGGCGTCGTGATGCAGCGGTTCCATCAAGCGGAACATGCTGCGGTGTGTTGCTCCATTCTCTAAGTAACTCATAGGAACTTGTAAATACCTCTCCTTTTTGTTCGCGTCAACTAACTTCTGTGTGGTACCACTTTCACTTCGTTAAAAGTTAGCATAGATCCTACTAACTCCCCTATAAGGGAGTACTAACTCCCTATAAATAGGGAGCTTGAATTCCGCTTTTCGCTGCTTCGCTTTTCCCCCCGCCTTGAACGGCGGTGTCGCGAGCAGCGGCGGAATTCCCCCTCGAACACCGCTCAATCGACATTCGAGAATGCTGTTTAATCGCTCAGAAACGCCCCGTAGAGCGTTCGGAAGGTGTTTTGCGGCTCTACGGACGGTTTCGCCCATGACCGCGCTAGAATCGAATCGATGGAATGACATGGTTTTGGATGCTCAGATTGGCCTACTTCTGGACTGTGGAAAAGTTAGCTGGACGATTTCGGCTTTTCGCTGACCCGCTCCACCACCGGATAAACATCATAGTCCTCCGCCATCTCGAACGGGACGACGCGAATCCGACCTTGCGTGTACTCGCCGGGGTTGAGTTCCTTGGCCGCTCGATCCGCCTCCTTGCGCGTAGAGAATTCGACCGTCTGGTAGCTGACGACCTTCTCCTTCATGTCGGACCAGCCAATCGCGCCGCTGATCTGGATCTTGAATTTGGGCGGTGCGAATTGATTGCGGATCATTGGCACCCTCCCTTTCGGATTATCGAGCAAACCGTCTCCGCATCGTCGATCAACATTCTCCGCCGATTATCGCCCTCGCTCGTCGTGTCGCGGTACATCCGCGCATAGAAAAGCGAGTCCTCCAGTATTGTTGCCGCGCAATCAGCGTTGCGAAGCCGGTTCGCTGCCTCGCGGAGCATTGGTGAATGCATCATGTGCGCGACTGATTCGAGATTCTCGATCAACTCCTTAAGCGGCATCGTACTAGCCTGCACAAGAGCTGTTTCGGATAGGTTGCGATAGAATTGTTTACGGTCGATCATTGCAGCGTCTCCGGTTCGCCGATCTGCATGAGCTTGTCGCCAATCTCGCGCTCGATGATCAATTCAAGGATCTGATGGCCATCCGCGTCTATGAGGGAGCAGATATGCCGGTCGTCATCGTAGATCGAGAGGGGTGTAACACCCGGAGTCTCGCATTCGCCGGTTATGATCGCGTTGAATAGATCGACAATCGTCTGGGCGTTGGTTTTGGACTGAATGGTCAGTTTCATTGGTTTCTGTTGTTTTACCGTCCGGTGAAAATAGGGTTTTTACTGTCGAGTTTCGTTTCGAGTCGCAACTTGCAAGGATTCTTTGGCGGTTTGTTTCTCCAGTTCGCGCATGACCCGGCGGCCATAGGCGCGCGTGGACGATCTTTTAAGGGCTTTTGGCCCACCTTGCCAGAGTCGAGCTAAAGATTCGTCGCTGAGGTGTTTGCCGTAGTGCGAGAAATAGGACTCCGCGATGAAGATTGAGATGGTCCGATTCGTTACCTGTTGGTGCGCGTAGTGCGTCCCCATGATCCGATTCACGTCGCGGACCATGATCGATTTGATTTGTAGCGCGCCAAGTTCGCCGTGTTTGCCGCGCGCTTGGTCGTTTCCGCTCGATTCGACCTGAATGAGGGCGGATAAGAGCAATGGATGCATGATTTGATTCGGTTTTGCGTAGTTTTCTTTGGATTTACTGCTCGGTTTGCCAATGTCCGACTTCCTTATACTTCTGGTTCACGTTGACCATGCGCCATGCGCCGCAAGGGCAGACTTGCTTGACCGTCGCCCAGCCGTGCGCGCGGGGATTCGGGCGATTTGAATCAACCGGACCAGCGAAACAGCGAGTGATAAATGTCCTTGGTTTGTGAATGTGTTTCTTCATGGCTGACCTTTCTCACGAACCACACGTCCGCCGAATCGTTTGACCAGTCGATGCGCGTCGCGTTTGGCGTTGCGGCCCTGAAACGTGTACTCGCTTTGACCGTAAAATGCCGTCCAGTAGACTTTCATAGCTGGCCTCCCCCCCTCGCCTTGGCAATGATTGCGCGCGCGTGGTCCAGGTCGTCGTCATCGGCCATTGGATGCGCCAGGCGTTCGAGAGCGGCGAGCAAGTCAGGCGCGGAGGCGATGAGGCAGGAATTCGATTCATCCTCCTCTGAGTTCTCGTTTTGCAACGCGCAAAAGGCAATCGTCCGTTCGTTTTCGTCGATGATTCCAATATGGCAATTGCCAGAATGATCGACGCGCCAAGGACCGGGGGTATGGGTTTTCATTGGATTCTTAGGCTTTCATCTTTCCGGTTTCGATTGCCCATTGGATGCCCAGCGCGGCTTCCTGCTGGTTGTCGTCCAGTCGCGCGCCGTCGCATAAAATGCGAGTGGGAATGAATGAATTCTGACCATTGGCGCGTTTGACCGCGCGGGAATAACTGAGTTGTGCGCGCACGGCGGTTTCGATTGAGCGGTGACGCGAGACTTCGCGGTCGTTAAATGCATCGTGAAGAGTGAATTTCATGGCATTTCAGAGGATCATTTTTGCAGCTTCGCCGGAGGCTATTCCTTCCAGCCATTTTTCTTCCGCATGGTAGTCGCCGGGATGGGGCGAAAGGCGAACTATCGTCTTCCCTTCGTCGTCTCGATACCTTTCAAGAAGGCACAAGTCACCAGTGTTGTTGCACAAGATGCTGCAGTTCATGGCACTGGCGTAGTTTGCCAGTTTAATTGATACGGTTTTCATTGGATTATTTGAGGAGGACTTATGGCCTACCCTTTCGCGTCACCGTTTCCGATGGCGCGCGGAGGATGGGTCAAACCTCAAAGGTAACCAGCCGGTAGCCCTTGCGCGGTTCAATCTTGGCTGTCATTCGCTCCTTTCGCGTCGCGTCGCGCATTGCCTGATTCCATTCCACCTTGTCGCGGAACGATCCGTTTCCGATTTTCACCGAGACATTGCGCGGCATTTCATGCGCGAGGAATTGTGCGCGTTCGAGTTGTGACAGCGGGGAGCGATTGAGAAAGGCCGGGATTGAATCGCCAAAGCCATTCCAGAATTCATCGGATAAATCGCGGAAGATTGCGGTGATTTTCATTGTATGCGCGGGGTATGGGTTAGAACAACTGAATGACGATTCCGCCTTCGAATTCGACGACTTGCGTGTGTTCGCGGAGCCATTCCAGAGCCTCCGGTTCGCAGTCCGCGTCATTTCCGCAGACTTCCTTGAATCCGAAGTCATTTGCGGCCTTCAGCGCGGAGGGATATTCGGCCCATTCGCAGCAGATACCGATCGGGTCTAGCTCAAGCTCCACTCCGCAATCGTCCTCGTAAGATTCAAGGTAATCGAAGAGAGCGAACAGAGCGGCGCGGGTAAATTGACTCTCGCGGCCAGCGGCGCGGAAAGAGTCGACGAATTGATAGGACGTGACGGTTTGCTTCATGGGATTTTATGCTTTTGATTCGGGTTTGTTCATGGGATTCACTCTGCAGCATACATCCAGTGTTGATCATTTTTCCGTTGTGGAAGCTCCTTCTTAAGCTGTTGAATTTCTGACTGAAGCTCTTCAATTTTTGGGTCGTTTTCTGGAAGGTTCCCCAAAATTTGACGTATTCTTTGGATTTGCGTTCTAGTGGATTCTTCGGTTGTCATGGGATTTTATGCTTTTGATTCGGGTTTGATTACCCGCACAACCCACGGTTTCCCATGGGCTGGCCGGGGAATCAGAACTTCGTGATTTGATGCAATGCGGATTCAATGTCGCGCCGGAGGCCGGAACGAATCGAATCGGCAAGTTTCAACGCGGCGTCCATGATTCGTTCCGATTCGTTGCGCGCATCGGAAAGGATTACGTCACGCTCACGCAGGGAATCGGCGCGCATTTCCGCGCAACGGCGCGCGCAGTCTTGGATTGAGGCGCTGGCCAAGATTCCCGGTTCAATGTCGGATCGAATGTCGCTTTCGATGAATGGGATTTGCTCGCGGAGCCAAGCCCCGCAGTAGGAGCCGGAACCGAGACTATCGGCGGCGGCGGTAAGGATTTGGATTTCTTCGGACTTGGATTTCATGGGATTTGATTCGGCGACTCATTCGCCGCTGCAATCCACTCTTTCGAATGGATTGGCGCGGGGAATCAATGGCGAACTCGGATTCCGGCCATGGCCATAGCCTTACGCCAGTACTTGTCGCGTGACGGCGGATTCGATTTGTCAAAGTGAAGGGATTCCGTCCGGTTAGAGCAATCGCGGTAGTTTGTTTCGGAATGGGACGAAAGCCAATCCCATCGGGAACCGTCGCAAGGGGACGAGGAAGGGATGGGATGCGCGCGCATCAATTCGACCAGTTCACGAAAGGTGACAGGCTCCGATTGAGAGATGAATCCGGCGTCATCGGATTCCCCGAATTCGGCGGATTCCGGCGTGACGATTTCAAAGGTGCGGGAAATTAGGATCATGGGATTTGATGCGTTGAAATTATCGGGGAGCGAGCATGGAGGACGTTTCGACTTCATGGGCCGATAGGATAAATCCTTTGCCACTCGGAACCGTAAGGTATTCGCCATTGGCCAGTTCGGCATGGCATTGGCCACGCTCGATTGAACCGTAAAGCTTCACGATTGGTTCCGGGGAATCGCCGGAAACGTAGAAAGAGGCTTCATGGGAACGGGGAAAGGTTCGTCGAACCTTTGAACCGGGAGCAAGGTAGCAATTTGCTTTCATGGGATTTGATTTGATTGGCTTTGGATTCGGCGTAATTGCCGATTGCAGGCTTCCGTTTCCGAAAGCCTGTCTATCGGGAATCAGACCAGTTCAGCGTACGAATAGGATTTCAAATCGTTGCGGATTGAATCGGAAACGCCGGATTCGAAAGCTTCCCAAAGCGATTCGGAATCATCGCTTTCGTTGAATTCATGGGCGATGAATTCGAATGGGGAGAATTCACGGGAATTGGATTCAGCAGCGTAACAAAGGCATTCATGGTACTCGGCGATATTTTCCGCCGTGACGGTTTTGCCAAGGCCGACCCAATCGATCGATCGATCGATGGCGTCGCCGATCGATGGCGTGTTATGGCAAGCGATGCCATGGCCATGATTCCAGCCCATTCGATAGGCACGTTCCAAAGCGGAATCAGCGGAATAGGCTGCGGGGATAGTTTCGGGATAATTCATGGGATTTGATTGATTGAGGGTTAGAATTGAGAGGCGATGAAAAGGAAGTAAAAGGCGTAACCTAGGACAGCGTAGGTAATGCAAAGGGCTAGGAAGGAAGAGAGTTTGCGGAGCGCGGATTTCATTGGTGAGGACAGACTAGAGTGGACGTGGTAGGGAGTCAAAGAAAAAGTTTGAAAAAGTTTAGAAAGGGGGGAAAGGGCCGGATTCATTGGGGAAAATGCGGTATCTTGACGGTGTAAAGATCGATTCCTTGCCGGATTCCTTGCGTCCCGATAGCTTGCCGGAATGGGAATGCCAAAGGAAGTCTGGCAAAGGGCATGTAGCCTCTACCTTGCCGGAATGGAATGGGACGCTATCGCAGACAAATTGAAGGTAAACAAAACGACTCTTTGCAAACGGGCAAGCTTAGAGGGTGTTACAAAGGTTAAAAAGGAAATGCAAACGGTTTGCATTGAAAAGAAAACCGAAAGCTTAGAATCGCTTTCGATCCTTGTCAGGAATCGCCTTGCCGCCGATGCAGCTGCAACGATTGAGAGGATCGAAGGTTATTCGTTGGACGGCATCAAAGATGAATCGGTCCGTGAGACTATTCTGGGCAGCGTGGCAAAGCGGTCGGCGCTTGTGTTTGGATGGTCGGAAACTGGAGAGCAAGCAAGTGTTTCGATCAATCTTCTGGGGTCGATGCCTGATCGCAGCTCGGTTGAGATCAACGTAAACGAGTCGCGCAGCTCGGACAGCAGCTCGGACAGCAGCTCGGTTTAAAGTAAACATAACACCCATTGTGCAACGTAGGGAAACTTATGATCAGCATAAGTTTTGCTTATGACAGAAAAGGATTGTTTTTCCTAGGGATTGGCACAGTTTTTGACGTAGAGGGTGGCACCCCCTTTGCGGGTGGGCTTCGTTTACGATACCCCCCTCAAAAATTTTCCACCTTTTTGACCATGATAAACAAAATCAAAATCGGTCAAACTGTATCTTTAACAACCGCTGAGAGGAAGTTGGCCCACTTTATCGCCAAGAATCGCAACGGCAATAATCGTCATTTCAACATTACCAACCTGAAGATCAGCGCGCAGGATTCTGCGACTGTAGATTTGGAGGGTATATGCGGCGAGATAGCGTTCTGTAAGTTGTTCAATGTGTATCCTGATCTGGATACCGACCGCGATCCTCCGCATCCGCTCTACGACGCGACAATCCCGCCACCGCCAGGATATCGCATCGATGTCAAAACGACCAAGTACGAGACTGGAA